CCAAAAGAATTTTGTATAGATGGATTGGATACTTTAATGCTTCCTTGGATTTGCACGGATAATCGGGAAAAAACCGATTATCTATTAAAAAATACAGAAGCAAAAGTTGTATTTGGGCATTTAGAACTGGCTGGATTTGCTGCTTATCCCGGACACATTCAAGTGGAAGGAATGGACGCAAGCATATTTAAAAAATTTGATAGAGTGTATTCGGGGCATTATCACACCAAAAGTGATAATGGTAAAATATATTATCTTGGAAATCCATATCAAATGTTTTGGAATGATGTAGATGATACTAGAGGTTTTCATATTTTTGATACTGATACATATGAATTAGAGTATTTTAAAAATCCATATAATATGTTTGAGAGGGTATATTATGAAGATAATGATTATAAAAAATTTGATACTTTATATTTGGAAGAAAAAATCGTAAAAGTTGTTGTTCGTCAAAAATCAAATCAATTAAAATTCGATAAGTTTATTGATAAAATATTAAAAACAAATCCACTTGATTTAAAAATTGTTGAAATTATTGATGTTAATGATGGAGATGTAGATTGTGAAGAAATATCAGCAGAAGATACATTATCAATTTTGGATAAATATGTAGAAGAAGCAGAATTCAATTTAGACAAAATGATTGTAAAAAAATTACTTAGAGATGTATATAAAGAAGCATTAGAAATAGAATAATGTACATACTAGCAATCAAAGGAAAAGAAGAAGAAGGTGCTTATGCAGTAGTGGATGATGACGGCGAAAAGGCATTATATATTTTCGAAGATGAAGATGATGCCAAACGTTATGCCGGATTGCTAGAGGCAGAAGATTATCCTATAATGTCAGTGGTTGAAGTAGAAGATGAAGTTGCAATATGTACTTGTGAAATGTATGGATATCATTATGTTATAATTAATTCAAATGAAATTGTAATACCCCCAAGACAAAATGATCTTATTCAAACGAATAGCTTATCGTAATTTTTTATCATCAGGAAATAATTTAACTGAAATAAATCTTACTGGAGAAACTACTACATTAATTATTGGTCATAATGGTTCTGGTAAAAGCACAATGCTTGATGCTTTATGTTTTAGTTTATTCAATAAAGCATTTCGTAAAATTAATAAAAACCAACTAGTCAATTCTACAAATGAAAAAGATTGTTTAGTAGAAGTTGAGTTTAGTATTGGAAATAAAGAATATAAAATCATAAGAGGAATTAAACCAAATATTTTTGAAATTTGGATAAATGGAGAATTACAAAACCAAGTAGCAGCATCAATAGACCAACAAAAGTATCTTGAAGATATAATACTAAAACTTAATTATAAATCATTTACACAAATCGTAATTCTTGGTAGTGCTTCTTTTGTTCCTTTTATGCAACTTTCTACGGCACATCGCCGTGAAGTTGTTGAAGATTTGTTGGACATTAAAATCTTTTCTGCGATGAATTCAATTCTTAAAGAAAAGATAAGAAGTTTTAATGAAAAAATTAAAGAATTTGATATATTTGAAAAATCAATTCAAGAAAAAATTCTAATGCAAACAGAATTTATTGAGGAGTTGGAAAAAAGAGGAAATGACAAAATAATTGCCAATCAAGAAAAGATCGCTAATTTATTAAATGAAGTTGGTGTTCATATTCGTCAAAATTCTTTTCTCGAAGAAGATGTATTTAAATATATTAAAGAACAAGAAGAAGTTTCTGGTGCAACTGATAGATTAAAAAAACTTGACAATTTAAAAGGAAAACTATCAGAAAAGATATCTGCAATTACAGAAGAGCATAAGTTTTTTACTGAAAATACGGTATGCCCTACTTGTACTCAAGAGATTGATGAGATATTTAGGATACATAGAATTACAGACGCTCAAGATAAAGCAAAGGAGTTACAACTAGGTTATCAAGAACTTAAGAAAACTATTAAGGACGAAGAAGAAAGAGAGCGTCAATTTACCATTTTTTCTAAGGAGATTGCAAAATTAAACAATGAGATTTCTCAAAACAATACTCGAATATCATTTAACCAAAAACAAACACAAGAACTTGAATGTGAAATTCAAACAATTACCGAACAATTTAAAAATAGAAATACTGAACAACAAAAATTAGAAAAACTTGAAAAACAACAAGTTGATAATTTTAAAAAGAAATCAAAGTATAAAGAAACGATTAATTATTTTGATTTTGCACAAATATTAATGAAAGATGGAGGAATCAAAACTAAAATTATTCAAAAGTACCTTCCTTTAATGAATAAGCAAATCAATAAGTATTTGCAGATAATGGATTTTTATATTAACTTTACACTTGATGAAGAGTTTAAAGAAAATATTAAATCTCCAATACACGAAGATTTTACTTATGAAAGTTTTAGCGAAGGTGAAAAGATGAGAATTAATTTGTCTATTCTTTTCACTTGGAGAGAAATTGCAAGAATGAAAAATTCAATTAATACTAATTTACTAATTTTAGATGAGGTATTTGATAGTTCTTTGGATAATATGGGAACAGATTATTTTACTAAAATTATAAAATATGTAATTAAAGATGCAAATGTATTTGTAATTTCACATAAGACAGATGAATTAATTGATAAGTTTGATAAAGTTATTAGGTTTGAAAAAATTAAAGGATTTTCCAAGATTGTACCTTGACTTTTGGGGATAAATTTGATAGAGTATAAAGAGTAAATTTTGAAAAAATTATGTCAGAGATACCAAACAAAAAAGAAAACTTTGAAACTGATTATGAAAGTCTTATTCCGGAAGGTTATTCAGCAGTAGCAGCTGGATCTTCTGTTACTGGATCTGTTACTGGAAGTCATCTTCTTGGTGGTATGGGAGAAGATCACATTTCTTTTAACTATAATAACTACTGGGAAGATGATGGTTTTAGTATGACTGGAAATCCATATGCATCTCCAGATGTTCTTTCTTTAAATTCCCATACTATTCCCACTTCTTATGAGGCAAAAACACAATCAACCTCAGATCACTTCTGGAAGTTTAGTGAAGGAAAGACACTCAAAGCAGTAGAAGAATATATTAAGGGAACTTACCGTGGACACTATGCCTCTGATAAGTCAAAGGTTCAGGTTCTGGATATGATTGATGCGATTGACGATGGAGTTCCCTTCTGCCGTGATAATCTCATTAAGTATTCTTCTCGTTTTGGTAAGAAGGATGGAATGTCAAAACTTGATGCTCTGAAGATTATACATTACGGTGTTCTTTTATATCATTTTGCTGGATTTAATAATGAAACTGCGAAATCAAACTATGAAACTTTCTAATGAAACCCTGACTGTCCTTAAAAACTTTGCCGGAATTAATCAATCAATTCTCGTGAGAAAGGGAAACAAACTTCGCACAATGTCTGTAATGAAAACAGTTCTTGCCGAAGCTGTTGTAAATGAAGAGTTTGAAAAAGAATTTGCCATTTATGATCTAAATCAATTTTTGAATGGTATTTCTTTACACGAAGATCCAGAGCTTGATTTTCAGAATGACAAATACGTTGTTATTCGTGAAGGAAAAAGACGTGTAAAATATTTCTTTGCTGATCCGCAGGTGATTGTATCTCCTCCAGAAAAAGAAATTTCTTTACCATCACAAGATGTATGTTTTCAATTGGAACATTCCCAGTACGATAAAATCAAGAAAGCAGCAGCAGTTTATCAATTAGAAGACCTTTCTGTAATTGGTGAGGCAGGTGTTATTCGTTTAGTTGTTCGTGATAAACGAAATGCTACTTCGAATGAATATTCAATTGTAGTTGGAGAGACTGATAAAGAATTTACTTTTAACTTTAAAGTAGAAAACTTAAAGATTATTCCTGCATCTTATGATGTTGTGCTTTCTTCTAAACTTTTATCAAAATTTACAAACGAAAGATATAATTTGAACTATTATATTCCTATGGAACCCGATTCTACTTTTGAATGAATATCTTCGTTACATCTCCATTTCCGGCAGAAAGTGCAATTGTACTTCCGGACAAATTAGTAACAAAAATGGCTCTTGAGACCTGTCAAATGCTTTCTATCGTTGCCTCTAAGTGGTATCACAACTATGGAACTCTTCCCAAGACCGATGGAACCCCCTACAAGACAGAGAAGGGTGCCTTCCGTAATCACCCTTGTACTCAATGGGCAGCAAAGACTATTGATAATGCTTATTGGTTAATTAAGCACGGAATGAATCTCTGTGATGAATATACTTTACGGTATAATAAAACTCATTCGTGCTACAATACCTTATTACAAGCATACTATTTGTTTCCAAAAGGTAAGATTGACAAAGTGACTCCATTTGCTCGTGCTATGCCCGAAGAATGGAAATATGATGATACGATTGATACTTTTACTGCTTACAAAAGATACATTGCATCTAAACCTTGGGTGAAGGATAACTATCTTCGCCTTCCCAATAGAAAACCTGAATGGGTGTAAATAACTCATTTACTAAATAGTATTATGCTACGAGGTTTAGTAAATGAGTTGTGTTTATCAAATAAGAAACAAAATAACAGGAGAAAATTACATAGGTTCTACTGAAAAAAATCATATGCTTAGGTTTGCTAAACATATAACTATGTGTGCTAGTAATAAAATGGATTGCCCAAAACTTTATGAAAATTTCTTAAAGTATGGATATCATAATTTTGTTATTGAAGTCGTCAAGTGGATACACGAAGACGAAGACCTCAAAAAAGTAGAGCAGGATTATTGTGAATGGTTAAAACCTTCTTTAAATTCTTTATGGGGAACAAAACATACCAAAGATTCTATTGATAAAATGCGTAAGTCGCAAAGAGAATATTGGTCTAAAAATTCTCATCCAAGAAAAGGAGTTCCTTTTACTGAGGAACATAAAAATAATCTTTCAAAATCTATGAGTAAAAAGTGTTATGTTGATGGAGTAGTTTATGAATCTGTGAAAGAATGTGCTAAAATACTTGGTATCCATAGGGATACTGCAAGTTGGAGAATGAGAAGTAAATCATTTCCAAATTACTATTACCTTTGATTTTTATTTTTTGATATGGAAATTACTGACAATAAACCATTCATCTGGGTGGAGAAATGGGCACCAGAATCTGTTGATGATTTGATTCTTATTAAAAGTGTAAAAGAGTTTTTCACTAATGTAGTAAGTGAGGGACAACTGAATCAAAATCTTATCTTACAAGGTTCTCAGGGTTGTGGTAAAACACAAACTATTAAAACTCTCTGTAAGATTACAAAACAGGATGTTTTGTTTTTGAATGGTTCTTCTGAGGGTAGATATTTGGATACTATTCGCAATCAAGTCATTAATTTTGGAACTACTGTTTCTATGTTTAATGATAAGAAAAAAGTAGTATTCTTTGATGAGTTTGATGGGACAACTAATGATGTGATGCTTTGTCTTCGTGGAGTGATTGAGCAACTTCACAATAATGTAT